GCCACAACTTGATTAATCAAGTCATAAAACAAAAACGTGACCGTCAGCGCAGATCCCTTCCAGCCGATATCGCGCTCAATCGAGGATAAGAATGCGTCCGCGTTCGCAAGCGTGATGGAGACGCTAGATACGCCGTCCGTCGCGGTTTCAGGACTCGAGTTCAGGTCGAATAAATTGTGCTTAAGCACGCGGCTCAAGTACTGCGTTGCATTGATGGTAACGTTGTGAGTACTCCAGCTCTGCACTTCCCCGGTCGTCAGCGTGCAATCGAACAAAAATAGCGGCGTTCCCGGAACTTCCAGCTCCTTCAGAATGTTGATCGATGTCATTCTGTGCTAGCGCTCCGATTCCGCCGTCCTGTTCAATCTAGATTGCTGATTAAGCCGAGTTGAACGGAATTCTGGTCCGGCGCGTCCGCAGTGAAAGCGAGCGCGTCGGACGAAAACCTCGTGCTCACATAAACGCCGCCGCGGTCGATAGTCTTCTTGTATAACCCTGCCTCTGGCTGTGCCTCCACTTGTGCCCCGAAAACGTTCACTTGTGCGCCCGCAGGCACCTGCACCCCGAAGCCAATCCCGTCTTGCTGAACCGAGAGGCTTCCCGATGTTGTCGCTCGCGTCCACGTCGGGCCAGTGATCACGGCCGTTGTCGCCGTTTGCCCGCTAGCCCCCGCGACCAATTGGATTGTCGCCGGAACATTGCTCCTAACATAAAGGCTGAAGCAGTACAAGTATGAGCTCGGCCCGCCCGTGCTCTGAATAATCTGCTGACTCGTTTGCGCCGTATTCGTGAGTTGCATGGCGTCGGTGCCTCCAAACGGATCCTGCACTCCCCCCGTCGCCTGCAGCAGCGGGTCGGCCGCCCAAACCGTCTGCGTCCAATCCTCGCTCCACATTAATAGGTTGTCCGTCGGGTCTAAGAAGGTGAACGTGTTAAGTTGACCTTCAGAAGCCTCAAACAGACTTTCAATAGCGGACCGCTCCCCATTGGTAAGACTGGAATATCGCAGCTGCCATTGAACCTTTTGGTATCCTGTATCCTCCATCCGGATTGTAAGGCCGCTCGCGAGCTGATTCACAATGCTACGCATATTACTGTTGCGGCTCACCGGGAACTGGGAAACTGCGCCTGTTGTTAGCTGAGGGTAATAAAGCATGTTCAGTTTCCGTTCTCCAACACGGTCAGCGACGTCATTCCATTCCATTCAGCTGCCAACACTGCGGCCATGCTGGCGCTTCCGAGGCTGCAACTTGGATAGGTCGTCCCATCCCAGGGATCTGTAAAAGTGAAGTTGTTAGCTTGTCCTGCCACTGACCGGAAGAACTCTTGCAATTCATGCAATTCCGTCTGATCTAACAAACTCAGCTTTATTACCCACTGGTGAAGTGGTGTCTGGTAACTTCGGAACCGTTGTTCAGATCCATCGACGAACTGCAACGGCACTGTGGAGAACATAACTCCCCTCTGTGCTGGATACTGCATCACAGCGCCCGTCTTTAACGTCGGAAACGTGCTCATATTTAGAGGGTGGTAATTACGTCGTTCAACGAACTGGAGTTCAATATTGCCTGTTTAACAGCCATCGCGATGTCATCGCTATGATCCAGAAACGACTGGCTATCCATCGCGTTCACTTGGATCGTCACTTGCGGCGATGCGTTCGCCGATTGTGCGCGTGGCTCGCCTGTTTGTCCGTAATTAACCGGCACTACTTGTCCTGGGGCGCTCGACGTAAGTCCTGCTTGTGATTGCACCGGCGCCGGTAACATGAAGGGGGCTGGCGTCGCGAGTGTCTGCCCGCCGCCGCCAAAAAGACTTAAGAGTCCCCCAAGCAAAGGCGACAGGCTGCTTAGGCCGCCTCCTAGGAAACTGGATGCAGCGCTCTCTGCCGTGTTGCCAATAGAAGAACCGCCGCTCGCCTTTGATGTGTTCTGAGTCACCGCTTGCGTATTGTCCTGCAATGCGCTGATTTGCGATTGTTGGGCTAAAGTCAGACTGGTGATTTGCGCCGTTAGAGAAGTCAATTGCTCGGTGACATCCGCGTTGCCGCTTGAAAGAACACCGCCCGCGGCCAAACTGCTCACCGGGCTCCCTCCACCGCTCCCGACGCCAGATCCTGTTGACACGCTCAACTGCCCGAGTAAGTCGCTCCGCGACGCACCTCCCGCGCTGCTCCGTGGCAGGAGATCCTCCCACTTACTTCTGGCCATCGTTGCTCATCGCCCTCAGTTCGTTCTCCAAAATAAAGATCGCTTCCACCAGGCGCGCAGGCAGTTCGTAGAAGCCGTGCGTGCCCAAAAGCTTCCACGCGTGAAATTCTTCCAGCAGCGCAACGCTCTCAGGCGTCACATAGGACGTGGGGCAGGTATCGAGCGTTGTTCGTCCGCGCGCCCACACGATCGCAGAGCTCACCGCGCCGTCATCCGCCAGCCAGCCGCATTTCCGTCGTCTTTCCAGACCGCTCCTCCTGCAAACGTCGCAGCTCCATGCGGCCTTGTTTCCAAATTGAAAATGGAATGCGACAATTAGTTTTTTGATTCGGCCTCACTCAACCCGCACTGCGCCTTGATCGCAATAACTACTTCGCGACTCAGGTCTTCAGGTCCCTTTTCCAACAACTGCTGTTTAGTAGCGGACTCACCGTCAATGATCAGACCATCGATACTCACTAATCCCCACAGCAAATACATCGCATCGATCTCTTGCGCCAGGATATTAGCTTCGATCTTCTCGTGCGTCTCCGTCCCTGCCTTCAGGAAGTCTATTTTCCCGGTGAGTTCCCGGACTCGTCGGCTCAGCTCCATTCGCCGTCCGAACGACATGCGATGAATCGTGTACCTGACTCCCGATGCGGCTTTGGACTCAACGGAGATTACGCTCTCGTAATGTAATACGCCGTTGCGCTGAATACTTTGATCGCCTTCAACGTCCATCACGGCCTTAGCCAAACGCGACATAAATCTCATCATTCACGCTTCCCTGCGCGCGGCAGCTCTGAAATTGCCACTGTTGCCGCTTGTCCGAGTCGTCGAAAGCCGGCACTTCCGGGACAACGCTCTGCATATAGATGCCGAATAACTCCCCCTGCTGTTGCCCAAGCTGGAGCATTAAACTAATAGGCGATCTTTGACGGGCGGCCTGATACAACGCCGCGGTACCGGCGTCATCCATTTGGTAAATACCGAAGTCTATCGACACTGTGCGCTCGCCAGGCGAAATCATACTCGGTAATATCGCGCCATACTCACGCGCCCGCAGCTCTAAGTTATTTGAGAAAGTGACCGCCGCGCTGGTTAAAGTGTAAAATTGCGTTGGGGAGCTCCCCATCCAAACCTGCCCCAGATTTCCCGGAATAATCGAATAGTTAATCGGCGCCACGCTCGGCTCTATGGGAAACGCCGACATTCCAAATTGTCCGCTTTGAAAACTGCTCGTGTCCACCAGGTCTTGTGCATGCCCGCTAAAATCAAATTCGTGAAAATCGCCGTTCACTTTGATCGACAATGTGTCCACTGCCATCCCTCCGAGTACCCTCTGCACCGCCGTCGTCGGACTCCAGTAGTCATACAACGTAAGGCTCGGCAGGCTCTCGGCGGTTTGATATAGCGTCGTCGGCCCAGTCTGTGAGTTCGCGCTCGGGGCCACAGAAAATGGAGCATTGATCTGCAGCGTGTTTGCGTTAACAACTACAGTCACAAACCGCATCTCCCCCCCGCTGGTTACCGCCGCCCCCGGACTTAACCCGTGCGGCGCTGTAAATGCTAGAGTTGAGGCCCCACTGCCACTAGCTATCGTCCCTCCTGCGGACTGTGCCGGCGACCCACCCAGACAAGCCTGGAATAGCGGCCCGTGCGGTGGCAGCAACGTCGGATCTGACCAGTTCGCCATATAGGTTTTTAATCCGAAGCTGGTCTGTTTCCGCAGCCCACTGGGATTCCCCGCAAAAGTTCGCGACCCAGTCTTGTCGGCGCGCTGAACTTTTTCCAACTGTTGCTTGGTAGTCAGCTTTACCGCCGGAATTCGATTACTCGCAGTGAACGACGCGGCCGAGCCATAACTCTGCTCAAGAGCCACGTAGAACCGGTTGTCGTTGGAAAGAATGTAGGACATAGAACGACTAAGCTACCACCCGCTAACCCGCGCTGATCTCCAAAACGAACGAGATCTTCGCGATCTGCAAGAAATTACGTCCACCGTGCTTTACACCCCCGAAGGTAACCTCGTATCCACCGTCGAAAAACACGCCGCCTCCCCAGTCGCCGCGACTGTTGTCCAACACCTGAGTAATCGCGTCCACGTATGCCTGTAAGTTGGTTTCTAACCGGTCCAGCCGGTCCTGCGAAACTCGCGCTTCCACCACCATCTCAGCATCTCCGGAAAATGTCCGGAACTTTTCGCGACACTCGTTCACTACTTTGTTGCAGTAAACATAAACCGCCGGATATATGGTCATCGTACTTTGTTCTGATATATCCGCCGCGACATTCTGCGCCATGATCTGCTGTAGTCCAATCGCCGGCAGCCTCAGTCCTTGCTGCAGCACCAGCGCTTCCACAGCTGCCGGCAGGCCCTTGCTTGCCGTTAACACGCCCAATACTTTTTGCGTGCTCGATCCCGCGATCTGCAGCATCCTCAGCCCCTTTCGATCACGTGATGATCTACCACAAACCACGTAGGCTGCTGCCCCGCCGTAAGCGCAGTCCCCGCAATCAGCCCCGTAGTCATCGTCCAGTTGCTCGTTCCCAAAGGACTTTGGTTTTGAAGACTTGCGGCGGCCGGCGACGTCCCGGCGTATACGTTCCAGCCGGTCACATTCTGCGGCATCCCGGCGACACTAACTATAAGTTGTTGGCCATCCGAAGTCCCCAATTGAGCGAAGTCACTGGGAGCGCCCTCATCGCCTGTCGCATTTACCCACGTTACCGCCACATAGAACGTATTTCCAGCGGCAGTCCCGGCCGCGCTCGAAAGCGTCGGAAGCGGGGCCATGGGCACTGGGTTAGCCACTAAGCCAACCCCAATCTGAAAGTATGTCTGCTCGCTCGCCGTCGCCAGTTGTTCGTACTCATTCCACTTACCCTCATACCGATCGTTAAGCTGGTTGTAGCAGGCGTCTCGATAAATCAGCGCCAAGGTCCTGTGAATGTGCCATTGCTGCAACGGAAGGGTGACCACCACATCGCTCACTCCTATGGAGCGTCGAAACGCCATCGAACAATAACGCAGCAACGATCGCCGAAGCAAAAACAACAGCACCTCGTTTGCCACGTCCTCCTGGGCCAGTGCGAGTTTCGCTCCCAGATCGATGCTCTCCGTGCTGGCAACGCTCAGAATCCCATTTTCATACTGTTGCAAGTCCGCTGCATCGCTGATGGGACCATCGTTGAACAAAGCCATCGCCGCCGCCCTCTCCTATCGCTTCTCCGAACGCATCGCCGTCTTCATCGCTCGCAGATCCGCGTCCGAGATTACATTTACCTGGACTTTCTCCGCCATCAGCCGCTGTTGCGCTTCTTCCATCGCCTTTCGCGCTTCCGCCCGAAACTGGGCCGCTTCCTCGGCGGTCGCTAAGTGAGCAGATCCTTCCAGGATCAGCCGCGCGGCATTACTCCTCGACACTTCCGACAGTTGCCCCGCGCGGCCTCCATCGGAAGTCTCGTGACTAACAACTACCACGTGAGCCTCGGAAATCTCTTGTTCAAGTCTCCGCAATTTTTGATAAAACATGCGTAAATCCATCCCACTCCCTTCTCCCCGGCGGACAGACGCTTTCCACGTCCGCCCGCATCGGCAATTCAACCCTTCAATTCAACCCTGCAATTCAACCCCGTCGATCAGCTATTCACTTGCACGCCAAACGAATTCCGCAGAACAGCCGTCCCATACAGAACATCCACGGTAAACTGCTGCCCCAGAGTGTTCGGCTGGTAGCTCATCACCACCCGAATTCCAAAGTTGCCCATCTCAGCGTATTCTGCAATCGCGCCCGTGCCAGGCAAGGGCTGAGGAAGTCTGCGAATAACCAGCCCGATCGCATCTCGCGCGAACGCCAAATTGTGCGTATTCACAGGTCCGCTGCCGGTCTTTTGCACCAATTGTGACCTGAATACGAAGAAATCCTTGATCTTGCCCACGGCGCCGTCCACCAGCGCGCGCAAGCCGGCGTCGCCCGCCGAATAGTATTCGCTGAATCGAGGGATCTGTCTCATCGCCGAGTAACTCACCGGGTCCACCACCAGGTACTTACTCGCCACCGATGGCACCTTGGCTTGAAACAGTGTCGTCTCCGCCTGATCCACCGTCGCTTCCGTAATCGCAATTCCAGCCGTCCCCACGGCTAAGTTCGAACTGAATTGCGAGTAAAGATTTAATATGTCCGATTCGATTCTCTCAGCGATCGCCACCACCGCTGGCTGCATGTACAGCTTAAGAAGGTCCGGCACCGCCAGCACCTT